ACCTTTTGCATGAACAAAGGAAAATGAATGTTATTACGTCTTATGATTTCATCCACTCTGCTGGTATCGCCATACTGTTCATAAGCTAAAACCAAAGTAGGCTGTGGCTCTTTTGGAGTTACAGTTATGGTTTTACCATCAGCTAGAACCTCATTTGTAAAGTAATGATAAACATTGCTGTAAAGTTCCTCCAGACTTTCATACAGATTACTGTCATCAGTTCCCTGATATATCATTTCAGCTTCAATAACTGAAAGAACTTCATTACGCAGTGCAAGAATTTCATCTTCAGATTTGGTATTTCCGGCAGTATCAGCATCCCCGTCACTCTCACCATCCAGGTTTGTTCCAACAAGAGAAACAATACCGGCTAACTGAGCAAGTAAAGTAAGCCTTACTGAAGTTTTTACAGCTTCAGCTAATTCTGATTTCTGAGTGTTAATATCAGTCTGCCTAAAATCAACTGTTGTTCCTTGAACCGTACCTTGAGCAGTTCCTTGAGATGTCCCAAGAGCAGTGCTGGTGACTGATGAGGTTGTACTTAATTCATCAGAATGAATTAAATTAAGTACAGCATGCCCTGCATTTCTCCAGTTCTGAATAACATTAGAGTAATTGCCTACTCCTAATGAATCAAAAAGGGATGAAACAAAGGAAGAGGATTGGCTCAAATCTGATGCTGCTGTTGTTATAAGATTTGATATGGAATCAGATAAATCAAAAATCTTTGAAAAAGTTGAATCTGAAAGACATCCTAATATATTGAAATATGTGCCATTTGCGATATCTGTTGCAATAGTAGTGTACTGATCTAAATCCTCTACAGATAGATTGAAAGTATCCAGTACATTTTCTGCAAAGTTATCAGCCCATGTTCTTAACTTTGAGCCAAAATCAAAGCCAGCTGAATGTGGGTATTTAGATTCACCAGCTTCAATAAAAGTCAGAGTGAAGTTAGAAATACGCTTTTCGGCATCCCATGTGATCCTTGGTGTATCAATGGGGTAAACGTTAAGCGTACCTAACCATGGGTGTATAAGCTTACAAGCAGAAACAATACCGTTACTGTCTTTTTTAGGCTCTTCAATGGCATTTATCAGCCTTTTGGTTCGCTGAATATAATCAGTGCCAATAATAAAGCCTGTAACAGTAAACTGTCTTTTAAGACGTCCTAAATCTTCAGTGTAAGGAATATCCCGCTGTGGATATTCATGAGTGATATTTCTTCGGCCAAAGTTAAATTCAGAGCTTACAACTTCAAAAGACACACCATTAAAAGAGGCCTTTCGTAATCTGGTAGAAAACATTACAAGCTCCTTAATACACCTGAATTTGTCTTATACTGAATGCGACCGTCGCCATGCTGAGATGTTGACTCAACTTCAGCTGTAGTTCCTTCAGCTGACTTTACATTGATATTGATATCGCCCTTTAAGGCGCCACCAGATGCAGTTGCAAGAGTAGTTGCCGGCACATTTATATTTGAATCATCACCAAAACCAAAGAAGTTTTTAGTTTTATCCCAGCCGTTTGACAGTGTTGAACCTATCTTACTAATGCCTTTTGCTGCAGATTCAAATGGAGCAAAGAATACATCTTTGATTTTGAGCCATAAATTAGCGTAAAAATCGACTAGGCTTAAGAATGTTTTTTTAATGGTGTTTACAGGATCGTTAAATAAACCAGATAACCAGTTCTTTATATCTTCCCACACAGCCTTTATTGGAGATAATGCATTAAGAACATAACCGATCATTTCGCCAAATACGGCTTTGAGTGTTGACTCAGTTACATCTCTAATGTTCCCCCATAAATTAACATAAAAGTCGATAAGACTAAAAAACGTATCTTTTATGGTATTTACAGGATCATTGAATAAATTGGACAGCCAATTTTTCATACTGTTCCACGCATTTTTTATTGGAGATAATACGTCAAGGATATAATCAATCATTCCGCCAAAACAGGATTTGATAGTTGATTCAGTTACATCTACGATGTTTCCCCATAAATTCGCATAAAACCCAACAAGACTTAAAAACGTATCTTTAATGGTGTTTACAGGATCATTAAATAAATTGGACAGCCAGTTTTTAATACCATTCCAAGCTTTTTTTATTGGTAACAATGAACTTAAAATATAAGTGACCATCTTAGCAAAAAAGGCTTTAATTTTTGTGACTGTTGACATGGTAAAGCCAACAAAAGCATTCCATGCATCTTTGCAACATTTGCAGACAGTATCCCAATTCTTATAAAGAAAATAGACAGATGCAACAATAGCTGCAATCGCTGCAATAATGGCAGCTGCAATTAAGACAATAGGATTTGACCAAAGTGCAATATTAAACAGAGTTGTAGCTACTGTTACAGCTTTGATTGCAGTAGCTATCTTCAAGAATGCGCTAATAGTACCTATCAGAGCAACAACAAATTTACTTGCAAATATTGTGGATATAACAATCGCTACTGTTTTGACTCCACCAAGATAATTAAAAAGCTTTACCAGATTTTTGGTAAAAGTAACTGTTTGAGAAATTACCTGTTTAAAATCAATCTTTTTAATGCACTCAACAAAATCCTTAACTGATGATGCTATTTCTGTTGCGATCCATTCTCGATTGGTTGCAATCCACTCAGTCATAGATGCAATAACGGGCTCAACGTAAGGTATCAGCTTTAAGCCAATAGCAAGGCTAAAACCTGTAACAGCATCTTTTAAACGCTGAATTGTGTCGCCCATTGATTTTGCTTTTAAGGTATCTTCATCTGACACAACAATACCAAGATGTTTTGCCTCGTCTGCATAATCTTTAAGAGCCTGAGAACCATCCTGCAGCATTTGGATCAGTTCCTGTCCAGACTTGCCAAAAGTGGTTGTCGCAATATATGCCTTTTCAGAATTGTTTTTCTGACGTTTCATTGCATCGGCTAATTCTGGCATTAGTTCAGCTGTGGTCTTCATCTGACCATTTGCTTTTTTCATTGAAATGCCTAATTTTTGGAACATTTCAACTAAGGCTTTGTTCTTGCCCTGTGCTGCATTAGCTAAATTCTTATTAAAGATAACCATGCCCTGATCAAGAGCTTCTGTTGAAGAGCCAGCCATTTGGGCAGCATGTCTTAAAGTTTGAACAGCATCAGTGGTGGTACCAAGTTTTATTGCAGCATCTTTCACTGAAGAGCCATAATCAGTAAATGTACTAATTGAGCTCTTAACAGTTGCACTTACTGCAGTAAAAGCACCAGCAAGCGGTACAAGAGTTAATGCACCTAACTTTGAAGCATTAGATGCAAAAGCCTGTGATGCTTTTTCAAAGTTTTTAAAAGAACTCTTTAATTTTTTTAACTGTGGTGAAGCTTTATCACTTACAGTAAAAAGAGCCTTAAACTCTTTGATATTTGCTGATGCCATTCTTATTCCCTTTGTGAATTAATCTCATCTGCAATACGATTCGACTGTAAAACCATTTCTTCAAACCGCTCAACATCAAGTTGTTCAATATCAAGCGGTGAAAGATGCCAAAAATACGCAGTCGAATAGATACAGTCAATAAATTGCTTTTCCGTTCTTGGGCTTAATCCCCACTTCCGAAAAAACCGGTTACAACACCTACTGCTGCAGTGAAATCAGGAATTGACATCTTATCTACAGCTGATGGAGGTATTGAAGCAAGAGTAGAAATATACTTTGCAACAATATCAGGATTAAATTTCAGATCGCCTTCTGAAGTAAAAAAGATGGGATAACCAATTCTGCGAATATCACCAACACTAGGCTTTCTGAACTCTAAAACAGATACTGTCTCAGTGCCCATCTCAATAGGCACTGATAATTTTAAGTTTTCTGCAACTGACTTCATTTAGTTCTCTCCTAACGCTGTAAGTGACCATCAAGGCCTGTAAACTCTAATGACACAGTACCGTCTGACGAATTAGCTACAACTTCACCTTCAAGCCATGCACCATTTAAGGTGTATACCCAACCATTAGCAAGCTCTGCAGTAATTGTCATATCATTGCCAGACAGTGCATCAATATCAAAGTCAGGCTCAAGAAATGCAGTACATTTAACATATGGAGCTATATTAGTCTCACTGTATCCTGCCACACCTGTAGAACCTACTTTCTTTTCTTTGGTTGTTTTTAATAAAGGTATTTCGACTGAACCTTCAACAGATAACTGAGCACCGTTAGCTTTAATGTAACAGGTGCCCGCAAATTTTTTACCCATTTAAAAAATCTCCTCTTAATCAGAATACTGTAAACGGAACTGAGCCTGTAACGCAAAAATGCGAAGCTGATTAACAAGATCAGGAGGCAACAGCACATCAAGACGGTTAACATCTGAAGTATTACGCTCTACAATCAGATTCTTAGCGAACAGTTCAGCATTCTCAACAAGGCCGTCACGTTCCATGGCTGAATACTGTGCAATCAGCTCTGAACGAATTACAGAAGGGGTAACAATAGCCTGTCCTGCGCCGTATCTGGTACCGTCATTTGCTAGCTTATGGCGTGCATATTTTGAGGTAATAACGCCCTTAAGACGGGTAATGATCTCTGCTAATGTATACAGAGTTGTGATATCAAGATATGAATTATCTGCATCACCGAACTTGTTAACCTGATATGTGGTGATTGCGCGCTCAATCATTACAGTGCCTGACTGATAATAAATTGTTGCGATTCCATTATGGAGTAAAGTATTTTTATCATTAAAATTAAAACGTTTTTCCATACTTGGTTGCATTAAGCCGTTCAGTTCACCGGTTTGTACAGGACGGGCAGGATCATTAGTAATAAATCCGGCAATACGACCTAAAACAGCGCCTGTCACAATATATGCAGGTTCTGCATTCTTCTCTTCAATGCCGAATACTGTGGTATGCTGGTCATTGCGAGTATTACCAAAAGTAACTAAGCTTTCAGTATTACCTCTGAGGGTTGTAAACACATGACCATACTGCATTTTTGCATATGACCAACGTCCGGTGGAATCATTCATCTCGGTTTTTACAGCATCAAGCGCTGTAGCAGAATTATTTTCAATTCCAATAAACCAGAATGTTTCTGATGCAACAGCCTTAAAAGCTTCTTTATAATCAGGCTCACCGGAACCATTTTTCATATCATCGATAGTAAGAGTAATGCCTGCAAGATCAGATTCTCCACCAACGTCGCCCTGAAGGTTCTTATCCAATCTGATTTCATTTCCAGTAATGCCAGCTACTTTAGCTGTAATAGTGATTACACTATCTTCATCATTCTTTTCAGCTGTAACGGGTAAATCTTTATCTGCATTGATTGCCTGAGTTAATGCAGTTAGGACTTCATTTGCAGTTGTTCCTGCAGAACATGCAACTGATACGAGCTGAGAACCAATATACAGATAGACTGCTCCGCTCTCTGTTGCTGTTCCTTTAACGGTAATTGAGCCTGTTGATGCAGTAGATGACTTAATGTCTACAGGTAAACACCATAATTCTCCTGTACCATTCTGATTACGGAATGCCTCTGCCATTAAAGCTAAAGGCGAACCTCGACCAAACTTTGTTTTTGCCTGTTCAGTTGAGGTGATTAATGTAGGAACACCTGCTGTTGCAGTTCCAGAAGAAGACATTGAACCGATTAAAAGGCTCTTCTTCTCTGCTGTTGCGGTATTTGCCATTGAATTGTCTACTTCTGCGTAGAACAAAGGAACTCGTACATTTGAAGGTACGTAATTAAATGAAACAGACATTATTGTCTTCTCCTTGGTTTAGTTACCATAAATCTTTATAAATAGTTTGATCTTGTGGCTCCGATTTAGCCTTACCTTCTGTAAGCCCTGTAAGTCTGAGTTTTGCATCTATATTTCCATCCGGCTTATCAGATTCAATTTTGTCTACATCAGCATAAAACTTGTCAAAATTGCCTAAATTCTCATGTTCTGTCTTGATATATGTATCATCCGTATCAAGCATGTACTCTACTGTGAACTCTAACTGTACACACCACATGGCGGGAGTGGATGATGTATCAATAACTCTGTAATTTGCGTATTCATATACACACTGAGGATCGCCATTAGGAGCCCAACCTAACAAAGCTTTGAAAACCTCATCTTTTAAATCTTCAATTTTGTCTGCGCCTTCCTGTCCTCGAACATCAAGACTAGGAACACATAGAACCACTGCTATAGTCGCTGTTATTAACTGCTTATATGAGTTTTCTGAACTCTGTAGGGTTTTAGGATCTTCTGACTGGGTAAATACATAAGCACATGGAAGTTTCTCAGGGTGAACAACTGACAGACTGACCCATTGAAGTGCCCCATAGACACGTTTGCTAAGTGATGGGCATCGCTCTCTTAAAGCTTTGATAGTTGAGCTGACTCGCATCCTATTTTCTCCAAATTTTTATGCCCTCTGTCATAGCGCTGTCTATGATTTCTTTTATTTGTTTTTCGTTCTGGGTCGTTGCTGTTTCAATGAAGTTTTTTCTTGGTTTAAGTCGTCCGTCTTTTCGACCATAATTTAAAACCGCAGGATAAAAGAAACTGTCTTCAATCGTTGATACTTGTACACGTGACCACAGATGATCTTTTCTTTTAGAATTTTTAATACGAACATGACGTCTCATACGTCCTGTATTACGTCCGGGATATTCGCCAGCTTTTGAAGGGCCCTTTGATGAAATCAGTTTTTTAGACTGCTGCTGTACGATTTTGGATGCCTTCTTAAGTCCTGTCATTACGATTTTTCTGTCAAAATCCATGACATCAAGGCCTTTTGGCATTTTTACACCAACATGAAAGAACTCACCCATCTGCTAGTCCTGCCATATTGTTAGCATTTACAGTTTCGCTTTGAATATCACCGAGTTCACGAGCTTCAACCATGGTAAAAAAGTTCTGACCATTGCACTGTGTTACCCTGATAGGAATATATGTAATATCGCCTTCTTTTATCAGAATACTTCGGCTTAAACTTCTTGCATCTGTCATTCCTTTAACAGAACGGAACCAGAAACGGTGTGTAGTTTTGTTCTCTGTCTGAATATTATTGAAATACATTGAGCCTGTAGGTTCAATTTTGCAGAACACTGTACATATAAGCTCATCAATACTCTCAACTTCATGACCGTTAACAGGATGATCAATTCGAGAATATATGCTGACTCTGTGCCTTAATTCTCCAGCGGTGGGAATTGATACGCTCATTACTCATCCTCTCGAATATATTTAATATAAGGATCAAGAAGGTGCTTGTGAAAGGTACTATATGTAGCTTGCTCTGACAGCTCTCTGTGTGCGTATAAATCGCCTACAAGGCATAAAATAAACTGCTTAACAGTTAATGGAATATCCCCATTTGGGGATAAAGTTGACACAGCCTCATCATCGAATCTTTTAATAATTTCTCTCTGTAAAATCTGCTCTGCCTGTTCTGTAGCTACAATAATGTAATTACGAATAAGATCATCTTCAAATGTATCATCAACCCTTAACTGAGTTTTAGCCTCTTCAAGAGTGCATGGAGTCTGAGAGATATCAGTTATTGGGCTTGGAGTGTAAAGAGACATTATTAAAAAATCCTATAAAAAAGGGGGGCGTATGCCCCCAATGCTGACTACAAGCTAAATTATGCGGTTGCAGGAATAGCAAAATCACCACCGTTAATTGCCTGTGGCATCTCGTAAGCAACGCCTAAACGACGCTCAACTCTGATAGTGATTAAGTTCTGAGTGAAGTTAACATTGTCTGAATCTGACATTGCAACGTTTAGAGCCTGTCTGTCGTATACAGTGGCACCTAAAGAGATGTTGCCTAAGATATACTTGCCGGCAGTTACAGATGCAGAAGTTACAACAGGAATACCCCATAATGACTTAGTGGCAACAGACTGAGGACCACCTAGAATGTAACGCTTCTGACCGTCTTTTAACATTGCAAGCTTTGTCCAATCAGATGGATTTAACAGGATCACTTCTGGAGTAATGTATCTACCCTCAAGCTCTGCCTTATTCTTTAATACGAAGTCAAACAGAGTTGAATCTGCTGCAAAATCTTTAGCTACAATCTGCTTGCCTGTTACAGGATCATTGTAATTACCAGCGTGGAGTAAACCTTCAAGTTCAGTTGAACCGCCTGTACCGGTAACGAGCTGAGAATCAACACGAGCCTGTAAACCGTACTGCATCTTCTGCTCAATATAAGCAGCCAAAGCTGGAGCGTCTGCTGCAAGCTGATTTGTGATTCTTGTCCAGTGGGCAATAGTTACAATCTTTGCAGTTGCAAGTGAAGTAGCCCCGAATACAGATTCAGGTTTATCATTCTTTTCAGCTACAAGTGCAGCATTGTTTGTAAATGAACCTTCCTTGACGTATTCAACTGAATTTGAAGTTACAGGCACATGAGGGAATAAGTTCTCAATAATCAATGGAGCTTCTGGAGAAACAACCATACCAGGCTTTCTGTAGGCTGGAATATTGCCATAATCTGAAGTTGCAGCATTAGTGTCAGCTTTCTTTTCAAAAGTAAATAATGCTTTTCGATTATTACTAAAATTCTCAAATGCTGCAGACTTTGTAAATGCCTGCCCTAGTGAAGGAGATGCTGTCTCTGCTGGAACTTCAACAGATTTCTGTGCTGTGTCTGCTAAGGCTTTTGCTAGCTTGACCTGTTCATCACCAATACGTTTAATCTCTGCCTCAATAGCTGATTTTGACGCTTTATTATCGGAGATTACATCCTCGATTTTTGCATCTATGGTCTCAAGACCCTTTAAAATATCGTTATTTTCCATTTTTTATTTCCTGTATTTCATGAAAATTGACTTGATACGTTCATCAATGTCATTGTCTACGTGATCGTGTGTTTCTCTGTCAGCATCACACTGATTTAGCACACGTTTGGCTACAGATATAATCTCTTTAGCCTTTGAGCGAGAAAAGCCAGCATCACGCAGACATTTCTCAAAACCTTTAATATCATTACAGTCATTAAAATCTGCTGACTTATAACTTGAAATTCTTGCATTGTCATCGGCAGGCAGATTTACAACTGAAATCTCATAAAGCCTGTCAATTGCCTTAATTAAGCAACCACTATACAAATCATCAGGATCTTTTTGTTCACAGCCTTCTTCGGAACATGAAAAGCAGATTGATAAACCGGTCAGCGAGCCAAACTTAATTGCGTCAAAAACTTCTTTTGCTTTAGCGTTATTTAAATTCAGCTGTCCTTTAACTTTTAAGCCTACATCATCAACTGACATCTCTGTCCATTTGCCAATAGGCACAGACATTGGATCATGACCATACAGCATTGTAGGTAAGTCGCCTTTTGTAATTACATGATCAAATGCTTTAGGCGCAATGGTATCGCCGTACGAATCAACTCCATTGAATACTGAAGCATATCCTTCAATGATGCCTTCATCAGAGATTTCAAGTTGTGACTCTTTGGCACTCTTATTGAATTTCATTTATTTACTCCTTACTGTTTAGTAGGGTTTTCTGTAATTGGTGTCTGTGATACCTGAGACGCATCAGCCTGGCCTAACTGCTCAAGAGGAAATAAATTACTCTGAGCTGTCAAAGTATCACCGTCTTTAACTGGTGGTAAGCCTTCTTCAACGCGGACTTCATTACGTGTCTTCCAGCCGTTCTGCACTGCAGTTGCTGCAATGCGACTGCGAGCCTCATCATTAGCACGGTTAAGAAATGACAGACGGAATTTAACAGCATGGTTGTATCGTTCTTCAACACATGGGACACGCTTCATGATTGCCTGTTCAAGGCTTATAATCATGGGCAGAATGGTTGACTTGTAAAAGTTTGCCGTAACCTGTTCAATGTTTGACCCTGGTGCTCCACCGCTTGAATTGACAAGAGCAGATGGAACTCCAAACCAGCGACAGATTTCTTCGACACTGAATTTACGTGTATCTAATAATTGCTGTTCGGCAGGATTAAGGCTTAGTTGCTGAAAAGACATATCTGCAGGTAATACAGGTATCTTGTCATCATTCCTCATCTTTTGAAATTGATCGGCAATTTCACCTTTTTGTTTGTCGGTTAAAATCTTAGGAGTAGTCAGAATGCCACTCATTTTTCCTTTTTTGTTGAAAACTGATACAGCAGTTCTTTGAGCAAAGTTAGATTCAGCCAAAGAAATCTTCATAAAATCTAACTTCTTAAGGCCAGTAATGCCGTTACCCATGCATTTCCAATGCAGTATGTCAGATGATTTATAGTCCTGATAATGGTCGTTCTTATCAAGATAACGATAAATTAACTGACCATTTGAAGGATCTCTGTAAATCTGCATCTGCTCTGAAGACAGAGGATATATGCCCTTTACTTGTCCTTTTTTGTCTCCTGTCCATCTGGAGATTAACGCATAAGCATTACCATGCAGACAGTAATTAACAACCATTGCAGAAAAGAACTCATACGGAGTCATATCAGCGTTTGGTGACTCTGACAGAATATAATTAAGATTGCATTTGGTATCAGCGTTCTTATTACCTTTACCGTCAACAATAAATACATCACAAGGCAGAGATGCAATAGTGTGACTTAAAAGATCAATACAAGCCCATACAGTAGGTATCTGTAGAGCCATATCCGTTGAATATGCATTTGTTCCTTCAACGATTGGCACCATAGGGCTGTTATTCTGCCAGCCTGAGTGATCACCTGTAGTGCCACCCCAATTTGTCAACCATTTAAAAACATTCATATTTTTTACCTGTAAATCTAATAAGCTAAGTCGATATTTAAACTGCCTTCAAGGTAATCTGTTGAAACCTGCATAAAAATAGCCTGTCGTAAAGCCATGATTAACGCTACAATGCCATCAATTTTGTTCTCTGGGTTTTCTTTTCTTGGATAAATATTATCTTTGGCATCTAAATGTGCGACTACGTTCGAGGCCATCCACTCAAGAACAGGATTTCCATCAGTGTGTAACAGTTTCTGATAAATCAAAGCCTGCATTTCTTTCATAGCTTCGCTGAAGTTCTGAACGGTAGGCTTAATCTCAACCATGGTCAAACCTTCATTAGCAAGGTTAGAAGCTAACTGATATGCCTGCCAAGGATCAAAAGCTATCGCTAAAGTGTCATAATGCTGGGCATCTTCTTTGATATAGTCTTGAATAAGCTCTAAATCATTAATAGAACCATCGGAGACATGGATTAAGTCCTGTTTAACCCATCCTTGATATTGTGAATTTGTAGAACTGTTTATTCTATCTTCAGGTAACCAGAACTCAGGAAACACATAGAAGTGAACTTTGCCATCATTCTCTTCTCTCCAGAAAAGTCGCACTAAAGCTGTGATATCTGTTTTAGCTGCAAGGTCAAGGCCATAAATGCAGTGACATCCCTCAAAATCATCAAGAGTTACATCTGTTCTGATAGCTTTTCGCCATTTATTCATCTGCAGAAAAGCAGTGTCAGCGTTGCACCATATATCAAGGTGCTTTGTTTTGAAGTTATTTTCTGAGCTGGGATTCTCCATGGCTTTGCGCAAAGTCGATAATACCGCCTTGGGCATCACTGATATATTCCAGTTAGGATTAGCTTTTTGCAGTGAGCTTTCTTCTCTCCAGTCGTCGCCTTCATCAATCGTATAGATAATGCCGAAATGAGTATCATCTACAACGGAAGTATTTAACAATTTTTCAACGTACCGTCTTATCTCGTAGCAGATACCGTTAATCAGAAATCCTGCTGTGGTAATCATCCACATAATTGGCTGTGTACGCTTACCGATTGAAGTCTCGACAACGTCATACACTTCACGAGTTTTATGTGCATGAAGTTCGTCGATAATTGCGCAATGTGTATTCAAACCGTCAAGGGTTTTACCGTCTGCTGACTTTGCTTCAAACTTTGAATTAGTACCAGGAATGACCATTGAATGAGCTAGAACATTCAATCCGTATGCTGCACGCAAATCAGGATTTTTACGAGCCATTGCCTGAGCATCATTAAAAACAATCTTTGCCTGATCGCGAGTTGTTGCAAATGAGTAACAGTCAGCACCCATTTCATTGTCAGCACACATCATGAATAAACCGATGCAGCTTAATAAAGTTGACTTGCCGTTACCTCTTGGGACTTCAATATATGCTCTCTGATAACGCCTGAGATTGTTATCATCAACCCAGCCGAATACTGTGGTAAGAATAAAGATCTGCCATGGCTCAAGTACTATCTTTTGACCAGCTTTTTCAGCTTTTACGTGACAGAGCATTTCAGAAAACCGACAAGGTCTTGATGCAAGATTTACATCAAAGTGATACTGCCAGCGTTTTCTTTTAAGATCGTTCTTCTGTCTCTTGCATGCTTCAATAACATAACGACAAGCAGGGATCTTCTTAGCCAGTACGTCGTTAATATAGCCATTAGCGATGGCGATATAATCACGTTTCTGCATAGCCTATAAATCAAGAAAGCTATTCTTGTTATCTGAATCTGACTTTGTTATAGATACTTTCGAGCGAGATGCAGGAGTAAAACCCAGCTCGGTCAGATAATTTTTTAAAATATATTTCAGCTCGTTTTGCTGTTTTAGTACGGGGTTTACAACACGTTTGCCTGTTTTTTCGTCTGTAAGCATTAAACCTTCATGTTGAAGTATCGCTTCTAACTCAAGGATCTTAGACACTGTGTCAGCCCACATCGCAAAAACAGTGTAATCTAGGCTTGAAACCATTCCGTCAGGCATCTGTGATATTGCAAAATCCCAATGTTGCTTTGCTACATCATTAAGCCATGACGGAGCTGATACAACTTTGATGTCTGTCTGAGGTTTAGGCTCATTTAAGTTTGTTCGACAAGGCTGTAAGGTTCCCTGCAGTTTTTTAATTGCAGTTGGTTTTCTTGGTCTTGCCATTATTTTTTTACCTATCTTTATACACTTGAATAATTTTTCTATAAATCAACAAGTAAATTACTCCCATTTTGCACGCGTGTGTAAAGAACTAACGGGGCGGTTACATTCTTGTGTATGAACTTTTTTAACTCCCCCTACGGGTCTTGAGAAAGTTACTGTCTTCAATTGCTGTCTTTCTGCTGTGGCATTCATGACATAAAGCCTGTAAGTTCTTTAAATTCCAGAACTTATTCATGTCGCCTTTGTGAGGAACTATATGATCAACATCTGTAGCTGGTTTGATTCTGCCGTGTTTGAGACATTCAACGCATAGAGGATGCTCAGCAAGAAATGTCTTTCTGAACTTCTCCCATTTACGTGTATATCCTCTTTCTCTTGAAGATCCTCGATGTTTATCAAACTCATTTGAAACTTTTGCTTGATGTTCTCTACAGTATGCTGAACCTTTAACTGCATATTCTCTGCATCCGGGATACTGACATGGTTTTAAAAATAAATTAGGCATATATTAAGAATTAGAAAGCACAGACAATCTGCGACAATCATCTGTGCTTAGACGTTTTATATACAAGGATTTTTTATGAATCAGAACAATCTAACCTTAAGCATTGATCCTGCCCTGCAGCAAGCCATTGAAAGTATGTGTAAGTTATATAATCCGACCATGTTGGCTCTCGCTAAAACTGTTTATTCAGTCAACAAGATATTTTATTCTCAGGAGTTTGAAACTATTCTCAGAACAACATTCTTAGCCATGGAACCATCAATAAAATTGGCTATGGCTGTAAAAGAACTTGTTTCTCCTTCCCTGGCTAAAGCAGCAGTTCAGTTTGCTCAACATGCTAAAAACTTATCTTCAATCATCAATACGTTAGATACCAATTCTCAGAATGAACTCTGTTCTGAAATAAAACGATTAAAGAAAGAAGATTTTCAATGTATTGTTAAAGGTTATGAAAAAGTTGAATCTCTTGACAACAAATCCAAAACAGACTTTGATAATGCAACGCAAAAGTTATCAATACAGGAATCAACTCAAACCCTGATTAGTTTTGCAGATTTAGATCCTATTGCTATCAAAGCAGAACTTAAGAATATATCCAATCAATTAAGTGTCGTTGCAAAGAATACAAAGCCTAAACCTCTGTACCAGGTAATTATTAAAGACCTTCTAATAGGTCTTGCAATTAACGGACTTATTTATGGAATTTCTGAGATTTATCAATACGGTCAAACAGTTTACGAACAGAGCGTACAACAAGAAATTCATAAACAAGACGAGACACAGCAACAGCAAGAATTCCAAGACAGAAGAATGATAATGCCACAAATAGCACAATCAAAAAGGAATCTACCTGCACAGTATAAATGTTAGTTGTTTCTCCAGAATAGGCTAAGGAAATTAGGTCTGGAAGACCATTTTTATATAAAGAATAAATCACAACACTTACGACAGCACAAAAGACTGGATAAATAGCCAGTTTGATCACTGTATAACATATTGTTAGAAGTTTCATTTTCTTTATTCTCTAATCTTTATTGCAACGCGTTATATCTCTTACTTAACTCATTCCGCTCAACTGCAATCTCATCACACTTAGCTGAGAGCTTAAGTGCATACTCTGCAAGAGTTCTTCTGTCCTGTCTAAGCTGTCCACATTCACAGGTTGTTTTAGTTTCTCTGGCAGAGGTGGTATTTGCGGACAGTGCTGTTCTATTGGCACTGCCACTGTCTGTGTGCAAGCTGTTAGCATGCAACTTAGACATAGCAACATTGTACTTGTCTTTAATCTTGTTAATCTCATCTGTAGCCTCTTTATCAGCCTGTCTCTGCTGTTCCTGCCAATAGTGTTCTCTATTAAGCTGCTTAACTGTAGCTTCTTGATCTGCTTTTATAGATTCCGTCTGCAGTTGTGCAATTTCAGCTCTGTAGTGCTTTGCTGTAATAGTGACACCAAAGCAGGAACCAATAACAGCTGACATGGTAGCTACAATTAAAAGTAATTTAAGATCCATAAACGATGTAAGCAATTAAGCCTAATTTACATGCTGGCTCAAGCTATCAGAATGATGATGTGTGTTACCGCATCCAATCATCAACCTAATGCAAAGGTACTACCTGGTGATTCTTTTGATAAAGCTATGCTTCAGATGCAGAGATTACAGGATTCTAGACCTGCTGGAAGGGGGATTTACATAGTAAAAGAGATCCCTAAAAAAACTAGAGATCTCTTTGAGACTTTTAAAATTCCTTTTCCTAAGAAACAGAGCAAAGATTAGTAACAATGATCTGCGGAGTTTAGGTTTTTAATTAGATGATTCAGAACTAAAAACCTGCAGAATCGTTCCACCTATAGGAACATTCTTGTCAAATTCAATATTTGCAGTCAATTTGATTTTCTTTTTGTTTTTAGAAATAGCATTACAAATGGACTGAATTTCATCACTATCAAGATAGCTGTTTTTATCGTTATCTTTTGATGATCCAATCAGATCAAAACTATTTTTTGGTTTGTTATTATTTGCAAACTTAACTGTTACTTTGAAGCTCTTAGGATCATTTAGTTTTAAAGTGCAAATCTCAAATTCATCTGTAATTGAGTAGTTGGCTGTTGGTTCCTCTGTCTGAGGCTTTTGATATTGAATAACATCAGCTCTGGAGTATGTTTTCCCGTTTATTTCAATTGAATCAATTGTACTTGCAGGAGTATTCATCAAAAAAGAATTCTTACAGTTTTCTCCGCATTTTTCTGCTTCATATAAAACCTTTTCAACTTTTTTATCAGATAACAGATCTGCAAGTTTTGATGTAACATTCAACAATGCTAAATCTTTTTTCTGTTCGCCTTTTTTATAATAAAAATCAAGAAAATGTTTTATACATTTCGGAATTAAATAGCAACCAGCAAAAATTCCCATTAATATTACGCATAAATAAAAGACTTGATCTGCATTCATTTTAGGAAAAGCCTCTGTTATAAACTTTTCTAAGATTTTCTCAATATTCTCAGATAGATAATCTGAACTTCCTTTTTTAATCTGAAAACTAACAAGATGTTGCTTTTTGTGGCCTTTTTTCTGTAGCTTTCCAATTAAAGAATCAAAATTCTTTTGAAAATCTACAATAGCTGTTGCGTAGTTAGCATTAATTGTTGAGTTATAAGCATCACCTTTAACATGAATAGAATATTTATTGAAGCTATCTGTTTTTATAGCTTCTGCATTGATAATATCTAAAAGGGAGTTTTCTGAAAGATTAGTTGAATTTAAATATAAAGTTAAATCATTCCAATTCTTGATTTCTTCAATTTTCATAAAAGTTATGCCTTGTATTTTTACCTTTCCGTAAGGTAAGACTATAGAAAATATAAAACAAGCATATTTTTATTAAATTGAGAGAACAAGCAAGAAGCTTATTGAAAAACAATTTCCACCTGATTATTCTGACCATTTTTATTTGTTTGGGATGTTCTTAATCCGTTCTTTCTGCTCAATTTTGTTCATCCCTTTTCTTAAATCAGAATTAAACATATTAAAGTCTCTTGCTAAAGATTGCTTATCTTTTGCAAAGCCTTTTCCAAATGATGGATATTTTGGAAACAGGCTATCTGCCATGGCAACAAAACCATCTATAAAGGACATTACAAAGCTCATTTTATTCTACAAAATATTTATTTGAATATATTGTAGCTTATCAAATGCCCAAAATTAGGAATTACTAAAAAATAAAAATCTTAGTGTGAAGCAAACGCCTAAGATTAGTTACATATCATAAAAGTTTACTTCACACTTAAGAACTGTCTAATAGTCGGTATGCAAGATCTTTTAAACAGCTCTTAAGTATGAAATGACACCTTTTATTAGACTAGTGAAAAAGTTTAAATGCACGCTAATCATTTCATACTTATGAGCAATCTACCAGTGGAACCGTTAAATAAAAACTAGTAAACCTCTCATAAGTGTGAGCTGTCTGTTTTACTTCTGACAGCAAAGAAGTGGGAGTGACAAATACCTGAAACATGTTGTTTAAAGCACCTGAACACGTGGAACCTTTTAAGAAAGAAAAAGCTTTTGTTCAGCCTGTCTTCTCTTTGTTAATCCAGGCAGAACTACACCGCCTGCTTTGTTAATATCTAAAAACTCAAGTGATGCACCGTACTTATCGCCTTTTTTCATCTTAGCCCAAAGTTTATAGCTGATTAAAGTTTGAATTGGTGTTAACTGACGACCATCTTTAGTACGTTTTCCTGACAGATTAAAGAGTAAACTGCAGAGAGCATCAAACATGCCTTGAGTAACTTCAATTTCATCGGCATTCAATGCTGCTGTAATCTGACGTTCTACCTTTTCAAGATCTAACTTTAAAAGACGCTCAGCTTCAAGTTCTGTACAAATACTGTGCTCATTAACATCAGGACCATGATGACCATAGCCAATAGTCCATCCTTTTTCGCTTGATACAGGCTTATATGCAGCAGTTCTTAAACCTTCAAAATTCATTATAAGAGCAATACCATGACTACTTACTTTCATCATCTGATTTACCCTCAACTTTCAAGTTAATAACTTGTTTAATCTTTAAAGAGATATAGTCACTGCCCAAGAAGCCTACGAATGTACCAATTGCAACACCTAACTCCAGAGGCCACTTAAAGTAATACTCTGAAATTAAGATAAGTGCAGATGAGAGCATAGAGCATGTCAGAGCTTCGCAAATCTTAGCCATGAATTTGCGCTTGGTAGAGCGTAAATATGCCATTACAAATGAGCAAGCTGTACCAATCATCAAATAAATGACTTCTGGGGTTAAATGTTTATACATAAGAAATAAAAAAAGCCCTCAATTTCTTGAGAGCTTTATTGTTGACAAATTAGGATAATCTATGAGGAAGAGGAAAGCACCGATGTTCAATACGTACTTTTTCACTCTAATTGTTTTATAGTATATTCTTAAAAAACGATCCATTAACGACCAATTAACGATCTTTTTATCCATTTGATTTTAAAGAATAAAGTAGTATTTTTAGGGATTATAGCTGTCTGCTATGAGGATGGCACCCATATTTTTAAAATCTATGTAGCTAGTCGATTTCTGGGCGTCTTGCCACCCGCACTCATCAATGCACTGTCACAGTACCTTGTGAAACATCTTGTTTTGCTTCTTTGTTTGTTTTACCTGGATTATTAAATGATTGTAATCCATCAATATGCTCAAATAAATCATCTGCGACAGGATGCCAGAGAGGATCAAGAACAAAATCAATGCCTTCTCTTCTTGCTAATTTTGCAGCAGGAACAAAATCACTATCACCAGCAATAAGGATAATCTGATCAACTTGTTTTTTTAGAGCCAAGGAAGTAATGTCAATGCCAATACGCATATCAACACCCTTCTGTTTTGCATTTAGTCTTAAATCGTCTTCAGTTAACTCAGAAAAATTTTTATCTCCTCTAAAGAGTTTCTTTAAAACATCCTCTTTCAAAACATACTGAGGAGCTTCAGATAACCTTCCCATACGTAAAGCAAACTTTCTTCTATGCTTTAATTCATCATAAAAAGCTTCTGTCCACTTAAATACGTCTGACTTTCTGAAATTAACAGTCTTTCCTGTAATAGGATTAAAAATATTATCTGTAAGCCATGGACAATCATAATAAAAAATTCTGTACAGATATGAATTAGCTACATGTTTATGACAATAAGATTCAAGCTCTTTAGCTCTTTCTTTTGCAGACTTTTCTCCCCATAAAGATTTTGCTCTTTTTCTGTAAAATCCACCATCTACAAGAATAGCTGTTCTGATTTTGTCCATAAAACAATATTCCACATACTATAAGACCTCGACTTCGTCACTTCTCTGAGAGTGAGAGGACTAATGTCGAGGTCTGAAACTTTATTTACTTGAAGCTTACAACAAAAAATAAAAATGTCAATATATTAGGATAAGAAAATATAAGTTAGGATAGCTTAGGACAAGTCAGAAACTCTCCACAACCTTCTGATAAATTCTGTCTTTGAATTTCTCCTGTCTGTCGTAGCTCTTCTCAAGATCTTGAGCATACTGCAGTGTCTTTGGTTCAAGATGTGACAGCTTATCAACACCAAGGCACCAGCGAACAGCCTGAGCAGGATCATCATGAGCGCGTTTGTAATGACGACATAAGCGCCTTACCTTCTGGTACGAAATATCCAGAGCCTTACAACATTCAGCCATTGATCTGTATTCAGTGCCTTCGTACTTAAACGCTCTCATGCTTAACCTCCTTCTGCAGATAATCGAGTACCAGTTTTTCGCCAAGTACGATTATGTCTCTTACCGCACTTCCTGTGAGATAGCGTACAGCGTCATCATATGGAGTGGCATCATACCTGTCTTTGTGACGTACACGCTTAACCGCAACGCGCTCTTTGAGTACCGACAGGATATCGTACTCATCAAGCCCACGAACGTAATACATCGCAAAGAGCCTATGTACATTAGGACGTGACTGTTTAAGCCAGCACATAGCCTTCTCCACTTCAAGCGCACTGTCGTCGTCAATAATGTAATCCTCATGCGCTAATCCTGGATGAAGATATCCCACCGCGCCAAAGTAACGAGCCCACAGCCCATAGTTATGCAGCAGATTGAGATATTCAGAGCTGTAGCCGTTTTGAATAGCTTCAAGAATAAATCTAGTCATCATCCCACTCCACACAAACTTCAACTCTTGGCTGTTCGTCATCACAAGCCCACAGCTTAGATGCGCGTAATTCAGTAACCTGTACATCGTCGCGATAGATAATTGCATTCATACCATCAAGAATGGCCTTGATGATATTATCGATATCTGGCTTACCTGGTCTTACTCTTGAACTGCCATACTCACTAATCAGCGCACGCTGTTTCTTGGTGTAGCTCTTAGGTACTCCAAAGAAAGCCTTAATACCAACTCTGCAAGGCTGTGAGTAATCTGGCTTAACTACCATAGTATCTAACGCATGCTGAGCTTCATACTTCACCAGAGCTTCATAATTGCGTGTCTTAGCTGGAGTAACAGCATGACCACCAAAAAATCTAGGTCGACCTTTGCCGCATGGTGTACCTGGTACTGAGAATTTAAGCTGCAATTTTTACTCCTTACAGATATTCATAGTCATATTGTTTTTCATTACTGAACAGACAGGCATTTCCGTTAAAGTTACATTCAACACTTCCTGTAGCTCCGTTTCGGTTTTTGACAACATGAAGGGTTGCTTCTGATTTTTCTCTTGTGATCAGAATAATTAAATCGGCATCCTGTTCTATAGAGCCTGAATCTTTAATATTGCTTGCTTTTGGAGCTCCACCCTTTGAATTTTCAACTTCACGATTTAACTGACAGAGGGCAAATACCGGAGCATGGAACGCTCTTGCAATCTCTTTTAATCCTCTTGAGATTTCACCCAGTGCAATAGCTTTAGGAATACGCACATCAGTAGGCATTAACTGCAGATAGTCAAGCATAATGGCACCTACACCACCATAACGCTGATTTATATCTGAAAGCATTGAGGACATATCAGACAGAGACAGATTGCTCTTGTCACACATTAGTAATCTTGGAGCATTGTCGTCTTTATGACTGAAACATTCAGTAGAGTGAGCTATGATTTCATGCCAGTGTGAACCTAACATTCTGGAGTTCTGTGTCATCTCTGTTCCCGATAAGCCACAGAATGAAGACAGAATACGCTGTATAACCTGTTCATTATTCATCTCAAGTGAGAAGATCACACATGGCTTAAGAGTAGGCATTGTCTTTAACAGATTGATGAGAATATTAGAACCTAATGCGGATTTACCAATACCAGGACGAGCTCCGATAATATTCAGTGTGTCATTTCGGATACCACCTTCAAGAAGAACATCAAGCCTGTTAATGCCTGTTGGAAAAATAAGTGATTTTTCGTCATCATGATCTCTTAGTGATTTAATAAATCTGATTGCCACTTCAAGTGCATCCTCGCAGTTAAGAACATTTGAATCATTATTGGTGCTGACCAGCATCTGACAGAGCTTTGCTTTTAACTGCTCTGAAGTGTCGTTACTCTCTTCAACCATGTTCTGCATTGAACTTAGAGTTGTCTGCAGTTGTCTCTTTCTACTGTTTTCTTTAATCAAAGATGCATATTCGTCTGCTGCAGTTCCAATGATTTTTGACTCTTTAAGTTCAGCAATATCTTTAAGAGAAGAAACATAATCTTCTGACTTCTGTTTCATCAGATTGTAAAGAGATACAGTATCAAACTCTGATTCCGTCTGATGTTCTATAACAAACTGATTACAGCTGTCCCATAAAGCAGCACAAACTTCGTAATAGAAATCAGAAACTGACAGTTTTGCTCTGTATTTACAGAAAGCTTTAGTACCTTCATGAAGGACATAAGACAGAATAGCTTTTTCAGCATTTGCATCATAAAATTTCATGCTTATAGCCCCCTAAGCTCAGATAGAACCTTATCAACAAATTGCTTATATTCTTCCTGTGAATACTGTTTTTCTTTCTGAGGAAGAGACAGAGGCTTAATTCTCTTTTTTGGAACTATCTGATAGTTACCGACTCCATAAATACGATTACAGATATCTGAACAGATTGAGCTGTCACCAATAAAGACAACTTTAGGAAGCTGACCGAAACAGTGATGATTAGACTGCACCAACATAAGATCATCGATATTATCAGGAAAACTGCTACAGTCATAGTTTGAATAAAAATCAACAAAGGCTTTAGCCAGCTTAGTGTCATCCTCTCGATTAGTCTGACAGTAAGCCTCATGAGAACCGATGACGGTGTAAAAAGTCAAAGCTGTAATTCTGTCAGAAAATACGAGATCGCTGTCACGTCGAAAATATTCACTTACAGAGCGATAAATGTACTTTGCCTTACACTGATACTGTTGGAGTGTATATCCCCCACGCATAAGTAAATTTACGATATCTCCGGCGTTAATCTGGTATGGTATTGTGTATAGGCTCTGAATTGTTCTAAGAACTACCTCTTCTGAATAGTTCTTAACAAGCTCATAAATCATGTGACAACTCTGGTCAGATGCAATTTTCCCTGATTTAACCTGAACCAGAATGCGCCATTGTTCTGAAAATTTGGTAAAATCTATTCTGTTCATTTGTTTACTACCTCTTGAACAAATGCATCAACTTCGATGCAGTTATCGTCGGCTGTATGGTCGCTCGTATCAGCCGACATCTCGCCTAAAAGAAAAGAGCTGACCCCATTTGCCTGCTGTCTAGTCTGACCTGTTTTATTTTGTGTTGTCTTTCGTTCTGCAGATTCAAGATCACGCAAGATCCACTTCTTAAGATTCAATCTAAGCTGTTTAACACCTTTCCAGCCGTATTCTTCTCTGTAGGCAAAATAACCATCAGCAATAATGTCTGAATTCATGTTTTTCAATTCTGGATAATCAGTCATCATCTCTGAAAAACAATCTCTGCATGTAGCTCTGATATTTTCTAAAGAATATGTGTTTGAACTTAAATTAGACGTCTCTGAGAGTGGGGATTTCTGATCCTCTCTAAGATCCTTACTTATAAGATCATTCTTATGTATAGAGAAAACTGCCTTTTTGACCGTTTTAATACTGTCATTTTGACCGTTTTGGGGCGTCATTTTGACCGTTTTAATACTGTCATTTTGACCGTTTTGAAAATCATCAAGTCTTGACTCTAATGTCTTATAAATAAAAGAAACAAGCCTTACTTTCTTATCACTTTTGCGAGTTACTCGACTTCTGATAATTTGTTTTTTAATTAAAAGGTTAATGGCTCTTTGAACTGTTCTTTCACCCATGTTATATAAGTTCATCAGATAAGAATTGGAGATAAAACACTCCTTTTCTCCACCTTTAGTCAAAGCGCAGATACGTTCAGCAATTAACTTACAAGCCAGAGGAAGATCTGATTTAAAAAGTTCTTCATCCAGGTTGTTATAGATTTTTGTCATGCAACAACCTTGAGTGACTCGTATTTATTGATAAGCGACTGATAAGCTATATTCAGATATTTTAGGTAAGACTTGGGAATTCCTCTTGTTTTCCAATTGAAGACAGCTTGAGGTGTTACATCAAGATCTTTTGCAAGAGTTGTATAACCGATCTCATCAATAAAGCATGCACTTTGTTCAATATATATTGATTTCATTTTGCTATTCTAAACCTTTGTGAATTTATATATAAACATATGTTAATTCACATTATTTCAAAATTCAAGCTAAAATATAAACAAATGTGTATGTTTTTTTTGTTTTCTATGACGATGAGGTTTATATGAATACTGAAGTTTCAAAAAATTCTGCTTTTGCCAGCAGACTTACAAAAGCATTTAGAGAATCTCAATTTAAAACACAAAAAGAGCTTGCTGATTCTGTAAAAATTACGCCTCAATACTTAATTAAGATATTGAAAGGCACAGCAGTTTCACTTCCTGCTGCTGACATTGTGTCTAATCTTGCCTCTGTACTGGGAGTATCTGTTCAATGGCTTACTTTTGGAGAAGGGCCAATGAAGATTCAAACTATTATTCCTGCAGATGCCGGTGATAATGTCAAAGAGGGGTATATACAAATTCCAGAATATGAAGTTAAGTTTGGTGCAGGTGCTGCTGAAGAGCCTACATATGACGAAATTGAGGATGCTGTTCCGGCCATATATAGACGCTCATTTTTTACTTCTAGAGGAATTGATCCTAAAAACTGTCGCAGATTTCATGTTGTTGGTGACAGCATGGAGCCTTTGATAATGTCAGGAGACTGTATTACTGTTGACTGCACGTTAAAAGATAATATTGAGAATAATCAGATATATGCAATTATTTATGGTCATTCTCTAATGGTCAAAAGGCTAATTAAAACATTTAAAAATTTGATTATTCATTCTGAAAATCCGGTTTATCCAGAAGAAATATTAACCTTAGAAGAGGCAGCTGAACAAATTATAATTGTAGGCAAGGTTATAGAACGTTCAGGATCTATATAGAGTCATTGAGAAGTCTGGTGACGGTGGGTTGTAACTGACTTTTAACAATCAAAAGGAAGAATAAAAATGGTAACAACAATCAAAACATGGGAAGATATCAAACAGTTTTGCACTGAATATGATAAATTACGCGAGTCTGATAACTTTTGGGAAAAACTGTTAAATACAGTCGATTTTAATAGCGATGATTTAAAACATTTTACCTTTGAAATTCACGGAGATAAGTTTAAATCTTCAATTACAGCTGGATATGCCCAATCTATTATAGATTTTCAAGATCGATTTTTTAAAATTATAAAAAGTTTGGAAACGGGCACAATTTCTTCAAGAAAAGTAGCTAACACAGCCCAATTGTTCTTTACTGTATCTGAAGGATGTACTAATACAAAATCAGATGATTTGTATCAGTATGTACCTGAATCGATAAAGGAGTATGGCAAATTGACTAAAACAGGACAACTAATTTTAGGCTTTATTGTTATTTCTTGTTTTATTGCCTGGGGAGTAAATAATTATTTTGAAAAAAAACTAGAATCTCTAGAAAAAATTGAACTTGCACAAATTGCATCACAAGATCGTGAATCTGAACGAGAAAATCTACAAAAGATTTTAGCTTCAGACTCATTTAAAAACACAGTGAAATACGCTCATGAATCAAGCACTGAAGTAAGAGCTTCGTTTATTAAAAATACTCCTGTAAACGAAGTTGAATCAATTAAATTTCCTACAGAAACCTTAACAAAATCCCAGATAATTGATGAACAGAAAACAAATCCAATTGAAAAGAGATCAGAAATAAAAACGCTGGATTTTAAAGTACTAAATTTATCAGGTTCTTTTTCTAAACAAAAATTAAAAGCAAGGGCGCAGCTTGTTAGTGATCCAAGTATTGTAATAAATCTATCTTCAGAACTGTTAGATGAAGAAGATGACAGTGTACTTTCTGAAAATGACGACGAGCACTTATTACAGGAATCGGATATTGATATTTTATGGGATGCGCAGAAGCATAATAAAACAGTAAGTATTATGGGTAACTTCTTTTATGACCAAGAAAATAAACTTATTAAAGGAGCAATGTGGTCAATTTCAAGAAAAGAAGATAAATAACAGTTTTGCTGTGTAGCAATCGGCTGTGGTGTCAGTCGCCCCTCCAATGTGAGGGGCTTTGCTTATCTTACTTACTAAAAATCTCTTTTAAGATCTTAAAGCACTCATCTCCCTCTTTGTAACGCTGTTCAATCAACTCTTTAAGCTTCATAGCCTGTAACTCTGATACAGGTTTCTTTCCATTCTCCATAATTGAGATGTAATTACTACCAACACCAACTTTTTCACCTAACTCACTGGTAGTTAAGCCCAATGCCATTCTTAAACGCTTATATAACTTTCCATCCATGATTTAATGTCCTATAATCGGAGTAGGTGGGGCTCTCACCCCACCTTGCTTTCTAGCTTAAGCTTTTAATCAAGTTAAACAGGGTTAGTGCTTTCTCTTGATTACTTTTGCTAGAAAGTATCCAAAGGATTGTTAACATCAAAGTTAAATCATTCTCATCCATTTGAATATCTCCGTTAGTTGAACATCTCTTTTCGAGTCCCCGTTCTCATTGAACGTGCTTATATTGTAATACTATTTATTACTTTTGTAAATAATTCTATTAAATCACATCAAAATTTTAACAGCTATTTTTAATTAAATTCATTTATTTTTCAAAATGATACTGTCTTTAAAATAAACATTTGTTAATATATTTCTTGCTTTTATATAAACATATGTGTATTCTTAATTACATAGAAAACAACATACATTTATTAAAGGCATAACAAATGAACAAATACACCATCACAACACTATCTCACGAAGAGATCATCAGCACTGATTACTGCAAAAACAAGAAAGACGTAATCAACTTTTTAATTCTCAATACCAGAATCAACTCAGACGTTGTATCTGCACTTCATTACAGAGTATTTGATAACTCTCAAAACGAAATGGCAATTGAAATTGATGCCAAAGCAGTGCTTGTTAATGCTCTGGATTTTGTTAAGCAGTTTCAGATTGTAGACAGGTTATTTAGGGCTTTCAGAGCCTATCAAAAGAACAATAGAGTTTTAACCTTTGGAGAAAGGCCTACGGTCAAGGTTGCCTGATGAGAGAAAAAACAAAACAGCTAGCAGTGAATGTCATCTTAACGTTTTGCGTTCTCTGCCTTTGGTTCACGATTTACGAGATTTATACGTTTTAGGAAAAATAAATGAAGTTATCAAACGAATTACAGAAGTTACAGGATGCAAGATTAGCCCAAATCGATGAGTTACTTGCAAAGGCTCAAGACGAGGATGAACGTTTCACCATCTCAAGAATGAAAGGTATTGGTGGTTCAGATATGTCTGCAATTCTTGGTATGTCCAAGTGGAGAAGCGCTTATCAGATTTGGAGAGAAAAGACATTCAGAACCACTGAAGAGGAGAAGGCTCGTAATAAAGATTATCTCCCCTTTGCTACAGGTCATGCTCTTGAACAGGTTGTAGCAGACAGATACGAAAAGCAGACAGGTTATACAGTCTACGAGGCTAACAGCATTTCGATGACAGGTTATGACTTCATCGTAGGTAATTTTGACCGTATTGTTTACACAAAACCAGTTGAGGACGGCGGTCAGCTTGTATGTGGTCTGGAGTGCAAAACCTGTGGTCAGAACAACAAGATCATTGTTGAGCATATAGAGCGTTCTAAGTGGGGAAAGCCTAACTTATATGACGGAACTGAACTTACACAGGAATCATCAGAGATTGATCCTGAATACTATCCACAGGTTCAGTTCTACATGATGGTATCTGGCCTTAAGTTCTGGGATGTTGGTGTTCTGATTGGCAATACTGATCTTAGATTCTACAGAGTACATGCCAACGCAGAATATCAGCAGAAGATGTTGCAGGCATGTGTTGAGTTCTGGACAAAGAATGTGCTGCAAGATGTTGCTCCTGTTAAAACAATGGATGACGTCAAAAACGATGTCGATGACGTTCAGGAGAATGTTGGTGAAGTAACTCCGGAGATTATGTCTCAGCTTAAAGATATCAAGGCTGTTAAGTTTCAGATTGATGAGCTTGAGAGTAAAAGAAAGGCACTTGAGAACAAGTTAGCCGGTGACATAGCTGCATATACCAAGATGACTTATCACGACGAGAACGGCAAGGTTAAAACAGCTTTTACCTTTAAATCTTCAAATCGTGAATCATTTGATTCAAAAGCTTTTCAGGCACAAAACCCAGAACTGTACAAACAGTATCTGAAGACTATAACCACAGCCCGCTGTTTAAGAATATCTGTTTAATTGGAGATTATAAGAATGATGACTTTTAACGCACCGCAGTTAAATCAGAATGCTCAGTCAGAGCTTCAGAAGTTAGATGCTATACCTGTAGAGAATGAACCAGAACAGTTTGAAGAACCTGTACAGATAGTTCAGTCCCACTGTATGCCTGTAAAGACAGCAGATGTTGACTACCCTGTTATCAATGGCGATGCATGGGATTTCTGTACAAAGATCTCGCGCTCTACTCTTCTGCCTGAAAGCATACGTTCAACACCAGAACATGACCACACAGCTGAAGTATATATGGTCATGAGTATGGGTAAAGAACTCGGTTTCACCTTCATGCAGACACTGTCCGCTTTATATATTCTTCCGGGCAGTACACAGCCTGCCTTATATACAAGAGCAAAAAGAGCTCTGGTTCTTCGTGCTGGAGGCATCTTTGAGAAGGAAGAGTGGGACAACTCAACCATGACCGCAACAGTCACAATTAACCGCAACGGTCAGAAGATCACACGTTCTTTTGGTGCTGAAGATGCTATCAATATGGGTAAAGCCTACAGAGATGCAACCACAGGACAGATTAAAGGCTGTGTTACCCGCAATGGCAAACCTTCACCATGGGCACAGGATTTTAAGGGCATGTGCCTTGTAAGAGCTGTATCAAGAGCATGCGATGCTGCATATCCTGATGTGTTAATGGCATTACCAAGCGCTGAAGATCTTAATGATCAAGGGACTGTTTCAACCGTCTCTTCCGTAACAGTTGAGAGTAGTGCTGCCCTTCCTGCAGATGAAGTTAATCCAGCAATTACAAGCGCATTAAAACCCAAAAGAAAGCGTTCAGCAAAGACAGCTGAAACAGTAACCAACACAGAACAACCAACCGAACCATTAGTATTTTAGAGGAACATTAACATGTTAAATTTCGGTAAGCAGCCAAATGACAATATTGGCAATTCAATCAACACAAGTAATTTTGAGCCACTAAACTGTTCTGGAATCTTTCCGTTGCAGATTGCTCAGGTAACACACAAAAGTGGTATAGGAAAAAATGGCAATGCTTATGAACAGCTGATCGTGAACGCTGTTGTAATGAACGTTGCAACTAAACAGCCTATTCGTTCTGTATCATTCTCTATTTTCCTGTCAAATACTTCACAGGAACTGCAGGACTTCCTGTACTTCACAAAGCAGTTTGACGCTGACGGCAACATTGTTCTTTACGATTATGTTACAAGAACCGGTCAGAAAAGAGATGGCTCAGGTTCATTCTCAATTGATGAATATAAACAGTTCCAGGGCATAAAGATCATTGCAATGCTTGAATTTAAGGGCATGTCCGACAAAGGAAATCCTATCTTTGAAGTTAAAGGATTTGTATCTCAGAAAGGTCAGTCTGCTGCAGAGGTTAATGCAAATTCAGCGCCTACGAAATATGCGACAACATGGAAACTGTTGACTAACTATCTATTACCAGAGACTAACGCACAGTTATTTCATCCTGGTTGGATACCACCTGCACAGCAACAGGCTCAGGCACAGCAAGTTTATCAGCAGGCAACACAGCCACAACAGCCTGTATATCCACAACAGGGAACATGGGCGCCTAATGCAGAAGCTCAGATAAGCAAGCTAAGTGCTGTACAGGGACAGGTAGCACAGCAACAGGCTCAGGCTCAGCCACAACTACAGGATGATGGTTTACCGTTCTAACTCCTAGTGTTGCGTATTGGTGAGGTTCACAGCCTCACCCTTTTTGGAGGAATCACAAATGGAAGAATTAGCACTTGTAACACGTAAGGATGTAATGACCACACTGGGCTTTAGTTCATTACACGGTTTTACTAATTATCTGAAAAAACACCCTGACTTTCCCAAGCCAGTAGACAGAGATAGCTCTTTCTCAGGCCGAGTATGTTACTTCAAAAAAGAAGTTGAAGCATATTAAAAAAAGGCTTTGCAACGCAAGGAGGCTTAGCATGCTTAACGTCTTTGGAATAAAGATTTCATCCTCTGAAGGAATAAGAGAAGGCCTAGGTTTAAAGGGCAGTAAGTGGTGTGAGAAGGTTGGTATCAAAGATTTATTAAGAATGGCTTTTCCTGACTTTGACGCTAATCAAATTAAAAAGGTTTTGCAGTCTTTTATTGATACCGGCAAATTCAGCAAGCCTCCTATGCCACCAAAAGCTATTTATGAAAATTATTGTGCTGAGTTTGGCTGCTCTTTTCCTTTTGACGTTAATGGTCAAGTTTTAAGCGAACAGAAGCCAGTAGCACAACAACAGAAACAACAACTACAGGTAGAAACTATGAACACTCAACAGAATGAAGAATACAGTCAGATTAAGAATGCGCTCTTAAATGAGATTGCCATTATTCAGGACACCAAGAACTACACCAATGATAATGGCGAGATTGATACGCAAAAAGCAGACATGCTGTTTAAGCGTGCTGAGGCTGTCAACAATATTGCTTCCTCATTAAATGACATGCGCAAAACTGAGATTGAGTCTAAGAGAGTACAGCTTGATGCGGTTAAAACCGCTTTATCTAATGGCTACGAGGTAAAAGTAAACGGTAATTTACTGGGAGTTGAAATTGGGTACAACAGGTAAGAAATGGACACGTAAAGATCGCAAGTGGACGGAAGAAATTATGGAGTTTGTAAAGTCTGTCTGCCCTTTACGTGAGCATGGATTTAATTCAAGACGAGAGCTTGCTGAAGAAATCAATAGAAGATTTGGCAGAGAGTTTTCTATTGTAGCTCTGTGCACTCACTGCTATGAAAACGGCATTCAGCTAGGTTTGTATTATAGCAATTCAGATGTGCCACGTGGAGAAAAACACTGGAGATACAGACCTGTTGGTTCTTTTCAAATTAAGAAAGGCTATTTAAGGATCAAGGTAGCAGAACCTAACAAATGGATGCAGTATCAGCGTTATGTTTGGGAACAAAATCATCCAGGTCAGAGCGCTGAAGGTAAGACAATTATTTTTATGGATGGTGATAAATGCAATTTTGAGCCTGACAATCTGGAGTGTGTAGAGCGTGGAGAGTTATCAGTCATGTCTTCATTAGGCTGCACAAGTGATTGTTCTCGTGAAGAGAGAGAAATCTATCTTTTAAGAGCCAGATTGATTTGTGCTAAGACAAAGTTACTTGGGGTAGAAGAAGCTACAAGACTACATAACAAAATGAATTATGAACGCAGAAAGAATGATCCTGAGGTCAAGGCTAAAAGAGCTGAATATGCAAAAAGACGTATGGCAGCAATCATGTCTGATCCAGTAAGACATCAGGAATTTCTTGATAAACAGAGAGCGTACAGAGAAAAGAATAGAGAACGTATCAATCAATGGACTAGAAATAGAAGAGAGAAATTACAACATGCAAATTAAATATGAATTAGATGAAGGTGCTTATGCACCAATGCGAGCACATGACAGTGATGCAGGCTTTGATCTTGACTGTAAAGAAGATCAGATGTTAGAGGCTAACAAAGCTAACACCATTGATACAGGTGTACATATTCTAATTCCTGAAGGTTATGTAGGTCTTGTATGTCCACGCTCATCATTCAATGTTAAAGGTATTAGTACACCGATTGGCGTTGTTGATGCTGGTTACACAGGTTCAATCAGAGTGATATTGGAGCCATATAACCTGACAAAGATTTTTAAGGGCAACAGAGTGGCACAGTTAGTGATCCTTCCCCTTCCACAGGTTAAGTTAGTGCCTGGTGAAGTTATTGGGGCTAAGACAGAACGCAGTGCAAATGGCTTTGGCAGTAGTGGAGTTTAGAAGCAATGAAAGAAGAGATGAAAGATTTAAGAAGGTAAGCATTATGGCAGGAGAACAGAATGGTAACTTTACAAGTGACAAGCAAAGACTTACTATTAGATAAGCATGACGTAGCTCAGATGTTCAAAGTCAGTGAGCAGAAGATTAACTTACTCCTACGTACAAGTGATTTTCCACAGCCATTCAAGCTTGGCAACAGTTTCCAAGCTACACCTTTATGGAGACTTGAGGATTTAAAAGCGTGGATTGACAAGCACTACGGCGAGAAAAGTTAAACACCCAAAAACTACACCCACTAACCACAACAAATTGCTATAAAACAAGTGGTTAGTGAGTTTTATTTTAATCCCGTTCTCACCGCCATAGCACCTTTTAGGTGCTTTTGTATCTAAAATCAGCTAATTATCCTTTCTATTTTTTTCTTAATTTTCAATAAAATAATCGTTAAAAATCGGTGATACTAGCAGAGCTACTATCATAGCTAGTATCAAATAAATGCTACAATATGTGGCGCTAATGTGGCGTTTACAAATGTACAGTCACAAAAACGGCTAAACACCACATGGATAATTCAGGAGCATTTATGCTTACATTTTTAGAAAAAAAAGCTCAGGCAAAAGATAAGGAATACAACTTAGCTGATGGTAATGGCTTATACCTGCGCATACTACCCTCAGGTATTAAAAATTGGATTGCTAATTTTAGATCTGATGATAAAAAGATAAGTAAGAAACTAGGATCATTCCCTGAGTTATCTATCAAAGAAGCTAGAGAGTAGCTATCTCTTTTAAAAGCCCAAGCTAAATTTGAAGGTTCACCTGTTATTAAAGAAAAGGTTCATACATTTGAAGAGATCTACTATGAGTGGATTGAAGTTAAGAAGGTTAAAGTAAAGAATTGGCAGGACATCTCTAACCGCATTGAGCGCTATATCCTACCTTCATTAGGTAAGATTGACTACAAAGCTATTACTCCTGTAGCTTTTGTTGAGATCTTAAAACAAGATCTTTATACCAGAGGTAAGTACGAAACTATTAAGCGTATTTGTATGTACATTAAAGAGATTGACATCTACGCTTTAAATATTGGTTATGTAAAAGAGCTTCACTTCCAAAATCTTTACTCTGTATTCCCTGTTAAGACGGTTATCAAAAACAGACCTTCTATTCATTACTCACAGTTAGCGTCTGTTCTTAAAGAGTTACAGGTTTAATTTTGACTAAAGTGTTTACCTTCCACAAATCACCTTCAAGACCGTCTTTACCCGTGCGCCATCCTAAAACGGTATAGGTGATCTTTTTAGATTGAGCTTCACGATATTTAGCTTCCTGTTCAGGGCCATTGGATATGCCCCCGTTCATAGTCTGTTCTTTGTAGCGATAAAATCTAAATCTTTTAATCTTACTATCTTGGCATTTAGAAATCTGCTGTAGATCATCGCCAAACTTCTTATTATTGCCCTTCTGATCGTTGTCATACCAGTAATGAGAAAAACGCTGGCTATAATCCTTTTGAGTTGAAGCTGTCAGAATATTGGTTCCTAATTCTAATGTTGCTCCTGATGATTTTGGATCGTCCGTATCAGTAATTATCAGATTTCCATACTCATCATCCATAAAATACAGACCTGATGATTTGGTTAAATTCTGAATTGCCTTAAAAACTGTTTCACTGTTTTTAACAGTTGAGTGAACATTTGAATTAACCGCAGCCTTGTTTGACTCACAGACAAGCTTAATTCCATAAGGAGCAATTAACTGAGATACAGCAAGCTTTAAAGGGATGTTTTTAAACTGAGTAACAGCCTTTGTAATATTAGGCTCTACAAAAGATTTGCCTCCGTTAATATTCTTTGTCCAAGAATTATTTTTAATGCTTGATAAGTCATATCCCTGTGGAGCTACGTTACAGTCTACTAAATCCTCTGTCTTACTTCTGCCAACAACTGAAGCTGTCACTGATGTACCGTTATAACTGATTGGAGTTGAGTCAATAAAGCCTGTCAGTACAAGATCATCTCCTATTGTAAGCTGGATTTCATCACCAGAAGTAAACTTTGGAATTTCACTTTGGGCATAAACTTTTGGAGTTATGTCCAGCTGAAAAGTTCTTGATAAAGCGTTAATCTCTGAAGTAATCGATACAGATGACCAGTAGTTATATGTAGTTGAACTGTTAACTTTAAGCTGAACTGTATTTTTATTGGCCATAAAAAAGCCCACAATTAAGTGGGCCTCCATAACAAATTAAAAACTAATATTTTTCACATTCAATAGAATCATCAGAATGCTGTATACAGCGATATTCTTTGCCGTCGATCGTTACTTTCGTTCCTCTACTCATAGGATCAATCATACTATTGACTCTAGCTACTTTTAACTGGTCTTCCAATGAACCAAGTTGTGCAAAGTCCTCATCTTCCCAATTACAATCTTCTGTAAAGCCATCTTTTGGAGAACAATAAGCATTTGCACATCCGATTGATGATAACAAAGCAATTAAAACTATTAATTTTTTCATATCAACTATCCTTCTTTACTTGAATTATAGTCTAAAAATTAATGGTTAAAACACTAAGATACAGATTTTGTAATTCTGATTGGAACCTTTTGCATGAACAAAGGAAAATGAATGTTATTACGTCTTATGATTTCATCCACTCTGCTGGTATCGCCATACTGTTCATAAGCTAAAACCAAAGTAGGCTGTGGCTCTTTTGGAGT